ATGATGATCAACTATCGAGAGATGTTATTCCTGGACTATTATCAGTTTGCTCTCTAGAAGAACTTCCTTATTTTGAATGTGCTCTCAATCTTTCTTACTTAGGAACTTTTCACAACCCTGACAAAGGAGAAGAGATTCATGGATACTTGAAAATATTCTCAAAAGTGATAAAAGAAGAGTTGAACATGAGAGAGGACAAATTCAGATACAAATATTCAGGAACTTTTGAACCAATTAAAACAGATTGGTCAGTTTCACCTTCTGAATTCAGAAGTCATGAATTCAATCTAGAGCATTGTCTCATGATAGGAAAAGTTCTGAAAAAGCACTTCTTGTCAAAGGGCTTGTCAATTGAAAAAGTTAGAGAGGCTATCATAGATAAGCTAAAGAGCGTAAACTTTGTAGACTTAGCAACATTCAAAGCTTCTGCAAATGACGATGAATTCTCTTATGATGATGATCTAGACTATGATAACTACATTCAACCAAAAAGAAATAAAGCTCTAGCTGAAGTGCTTAAAATGCTCAAGGACCTTGATGAGGACATATCTTGCCCATTCTTGAGAATCAACAAATTAATGACAATGTTGATAGAAAGAGGAGGAATAGTAGCAAACTTATTCAAAAAGCAACAGTTGACTGGAGTAAGGGAGATATTTGTGCTGACCATGTTATCCAGAATCGTAGTTCACTTTTTAGAAAAGGTTAGCAGAACGTTGTGTGAATTATGTGACAATGAGTATCTGACAAAAGGTATAGAGAAAACTGGGTCAACGATTGCTCACTATAGAAAAGTCAGACAGAAGAAAAGAACCGATGAAGAAACTATAACAGTCTCTGATTCAGCAGATGCAACTACATGGGCTCAGAAATTTATAATGCCAGTATTCTCATCTGTTTATAGCCAATTGCTGGACTCTGACGATCCTCTGCTTAAAGTTTTAAATTCTGTTTTTAATCTAATGACTGATAAGAGGTTAGAACTTCCAATGAGTCTCTTAGCTCTATTCAGGAAAAATCCTAGAGTGAGGAGTAGAGAAGACTCGTACATAAATGAGTTGAAAGAACAGTTCTTAGGGATCTCTGATCACTCTGATTTGTTAGGGAAGAACTCAGTCTTAATGCATAACAGATCAAATTTCATGCAAGGAATTTTGCATTACACTTCCAGTCTAGTGCATTCAGGACATATGATGCTAATAACAGAGGTTATTGATTCTATGGCTAAATCTAATCTTCCCATGGATTGTAAGGTTGTCACTTCTACAAAAGTCTCATCTGATGACTCATCTAGAATGACCACCGTTATATACGATCCCAACACTGTCACAGAAAAAGAGCAGATGTTGATAAAAATATTCCTCTTGAACACTTCTGCTGTCTTAGAAGCATCTTATCCTTTATTTGGAGCAAAATTATCTTATGAGAAAAGCACTCTGATGGTTATGTGTGGTGTTGAGGAATTTAACTCTATGTGGACTGTTGTCAATACAGTAATGACTCCAAAGATCAAGTGGGCATTCTCATCTCAGATGTTGAAAATATCTACATCGTCCACAGAAAGACAAACTATTGACCATAATCTAATAAATGATCTTGTTTCAAATGGGTGCAGAAGAACAACAGCTCAGATAGCTGAGATAGGATGCATGCTAAATCATTATGACAGCATTGGAATGTGGACAACCAATCGAATGGTATGGAGTAGAGTTGTAGAAGGACTAATGGAACTCAAATCTCCAATGGTTTGGTTTTATCTACTTAGTCACCACATAATCGGAACTAGTCTAGGCTTTCAGCTGACAAGATACGTGAATTGTGTTGAATTCGAAGAATGCAGGAGGAGTGAATTTTTGTCCAGGAGAAACATATGTGCAGATAATATATCTGGTATCACTTTCGATTATCACACGACAATACCTATAGGATTTGGATTCAATTACAAAAAGTTCTTATCAGAGAATGGGATAATGAGCAACGAGGATATCGAGCAGAGACTTCAAGGTCAAGAGGATTTGTTGTTTAGACAAGCTGAGAATAGAGAAGAGTGTGTCATGAAGATACATCTGAAAGCTAGAAACCAAAGTGTTGCAAAAGCATTCTCATTTTCATCATCCTCAAAGCAACACAGTCTAGCAGCCTACATGATATCAAAGCCATCTATAACTTTAAGAACTGGGACCAACACTTATAAGATGAGTCTTCCAGCGATAATAGAAAACTACAAGATTTCCCTGTCAGACGAAGTGGAATTGTCTAAAGACATATTTCCTCAGAAACTGCTATATGACAGACTACTTAACGAATTAGAGAAAAGATCAACTCTTCCAAGTTACCAGAGATTGAGAAAGTATCTACTAAAGATTCGAGTGCCCAAGATGAATAGTGTTGCTCAAGTGCCTTTGACAAAGGTTGTCATGAAGAAGTGGTTCGGAATGGCAGTGAGATACCCAAAGTATCTTGTGGATTTGTCTTACAATAGGTACAAAGCTGAGTTATCATGGCTAAGAGAGTCTTTTGGAGAGTCATACGAAGAATTCAAAAACACAGTAGGAATATCAGAAATAGTGAATTTCGCAGAATACATAAAAAGATTCGATCCTTCGACAACAACTGTGGTCTTTATGCACTCAGGAAAGATTTTAAATGGAATAGAAAGCAACCTCATCAGCTCATTTAGCAGAAATTATCAGATAGGCCAAATCTTAATCAATCCGATGGGGGAAAGGTTGAATTTAGTTCTAGATAGGCCAGAGCTAGTCAACAACCTGGAGATGATAGAGAACAACTTGTCAATTCTTAAGACTCTTCCTCCTACAAAAAGATATGATAGCATGATCTTAGACAACTGCAAAGTGGACGAGATCTTTGGAAGGACAATATTGTCAGATCTAACTCTTTCGGAGGTTCCTATTCGATATCATTCTTTGTTGACAATATCCAAGTATCATGATGGTCGAAGAGATGTTATTTTGAAAGATAATACCAAGAAAGCAGAGTTCATAGAAGCTCTACAGAGGATGGGATCTGGTCTACTATCTTATTATGAGCAATCTCAGAAGAAAACTGACGAAGGCTGGAAAGGATTTGGAGTCTTAAAAGTTCTAGCTAATGGCTCTTTGAATAGAATCGAGATAACTGACAACAGAATAAGAAGATTTCAATCGACTAATCCTGAGAAGCTTCTGACAGCCAAGACTCAAGTGGTTAAGCTGTTAAAAGACCTAAAGTTACACACAGAAGATTTCTACTCATCAATAATTCCGTCTCAATATGCATTAATTCTTAATGAAAATGTCGGTCTTATATCACGGAACATAAAAGGTTTGCCAATCATTAAAGAACCAAGCATCTTATTTGAGTGTGAAGAAAAGGACATAACTCTTAGAATGAAGTTGAATAAAGCTCGTAACCCAACGCTGTCTTTTAGAATTGGAGATTTAGAAGGAGACACCGTGACGTTTAGACCAAGTAGAACATCCTTGGGAATCAACATAGATCTTCCAGATGGCCTGACAAAGAGTTGGTGCACGCAACGAGAAGCATCATCGAGAGACATGAGAGAATTGTATGAGTTAGCAGAAGAGAGTGAAGCTGTGTTTGACTGGGCTGCAAGAACTCTTAAGTGTCGACTGTCTGAATTGAACAAGATGCCAAGAAGCATAATACACAGAGACATAATAAATGAGGAAACTATTGCTCCACCACCTAGAGAGAGCATGTATGATCAAGCTATGAGAGCATTGAATATGGACCTTAGCAGTGTGATTGAAAATTTTAAAGAGGGTTTTGAAGTTGATGTTGGGTTTGATCAGGAAATAGAATCATGGGGTGACTACGCAGTAGAGATGGATGAGAAGATAGCTAACAACAAAAATTGGGTTGAGGCAAACATGTCTGAGATGGTTGATGACATAGCAATATTTGATCTGTTGGACACCTATGACAGATTCACTTCATTTGATTACACCAACAGATTTTGGGATCCCTTCATCAGAAGAATTGAGTCAAAACTAAACGTCAAGCTTGATCAGGTTAGAACAATGAAGATGGACATGACTGGTGTGAAGCAGCTAACAAGAAGATTGATGGAGGAGATGGGATTCGAGCATCAAATAGAAACTATATCAGAAGAAGATGAGTTTGATATTTAAGTTAGCGAACTCACATGATAATTTTCTTCTTTTTCTCTTTTAG